CTGCTGCTACTGCTGCCCCCCTGCCCATCACTCCCGCAGGAGCCTCCTGCTCTGCCAATACCACACTCATGATTAAACTCCCCTATATCGGTAAAAAAAGCTTCAGACCTCGAGACCCGAATTGATTGGGCACCTGAGACTGCGATACGACCGCGATCACCAGCGTGCCCTATGTATGTGATTACTGCCAGCGTTACCATCTTGCCTTCAAACTCAGTCGATAGGACGATGTGCTCGCCAGCACGTCGAGACAGTATTAGAGCCATTATTTACCTCGCATCTTGGCAAGAGCCGATTGGGCTCTTTTGATCTTCTGCTCGTTAGCTCGCACCTGGGCTAGAAGCTTGCCCTGCCGCACAGTGACGCAGTCGATAAGGCATTGCACATCGATATGCCAGTCCTGCCGTGCGCCGACCTGTGTGCCCTTGAGCTGATCATTCTCGAGCAGGTAACGCACCCATCGAGCAGAGCAGCCTAGCATTGTCGCTGCCTGCGCTACTGTCACTTGTTTACTATTTTTAGCCATATCCTATCTCCTATAAAACGAGTGATGGGGCCACACACGCGGAGCCACAAATCCTCGATGTGCACGCGCACACCGAAACAACCCCATCACTCGTGATCGATTAAAAAAGACGCGAGCAGCGAGACCGCACAAAGAAGTCGATGTCCACATTCCCCGTAGCCGCTGAATGCGTCGTGAGGGTTCTCTTTGCATCACGACGCTCGTTGGTATTGGGACGACCCCGCTGCTCGTGATCGGTTAGCCGACTAGCAGTCGGTGTGCATCAATAATGACCTCAGGATCTGTATCACCATTGCACGTCGAATAAATCGGGCAATAGTCGGTGTAATTTTCTGCTGAGTGATTTTCAAGCAATTGACATTTAGCCCGCTCCACATCATCAGGAGTCATGCCTGCCATGCACCATGCTGATGCAGTGCGTGCATCCCATACACGAGCCGCGCACCAATCATTTACTTCCTCAGCAGAAAAGTTGTTGTCATCCCATTCTTCGGCAGTTGCATAAGCATCTAGGCCGGTAAATTTATCACCGTAAGATTTAAGAACTTCCATAATTTCTCGTATGCTGCGTGCCATGTCTGCCTCCGTGTCTTCCATCCGTGTCGAGCGATGTGCCCGACACGAGAAATATAGTACGGGTGTGGAACTATGTCAATAACTTCCTCATCGGTTTAGGAATATTGTTCCGGAAGTGCTTCCGCTGTTTACAGTTATAGCTCCAGAAATTTGCACGCCTGAGCATCCGATTGTGCTTGTCAAGATCAAGATTGCGAGAAACAATAGCAAATATCTCATCTCAGCGTCTCCAAATCGGCGGCATCATGCCAGCCGTGGTATCATGATCGACATCATGGAGGACTCACTGCATGAGTACACGCGATGCCGCACGGATTCTTGGCGTTTCGGATCGATACATTCGGACCCTGATCGAGCAGGGCAAGCTTAGGGTGGTCGGGCAGACTGGCAGACATGATGTGTGCGATCGTGACGTGGCCCGGCTGCTCCGCGATCGTGAGCGTGCCCGATGAGCACATGCTTGAGCATCACTCTGCCAGTGCCACCCAGTGTCAATGCGCTCTGGCGCATGGCTCGAGGCAGGACCATCAAATCGGCAAACTATCGACGCTGGTTGCTCGAGGCTGACCTAGCAGGGCTGACCAGCCGCATACCTCGAAACAAGCTCGACTATCCGGTGCATGTTACGATCGTCGTGCGCACTGGCTCAGGGTGGAGATCCAACAGAGACATCGACAACGTGGCCAAAGCAATTCTCGATTGGCTGGTGCGATGGGAGGTTCTGGCAGGCGACGACTGCACCATCGTGCAGGGGCTGCTCATCGAGATCGATACGTTCCCGCGACCACGGGCATGCGTTGACGTTTCTATAAGGAGACGCTAATGGCCGATCGCATCCCGAATCATCGACCAGCACGACATCACCTGCCGCGACCCAATCGAGCGCCAGAGACACGACCCTGCGCATCAGCGAGAGGCTACGATCGCACCTGGGCGAGGTGGCGTCTCATGGTGCTACGAGAGGAGCCGATGTGCAGGAGCTGCGGTGGCGCAGCATCGCAGGTCGATCACATTGTGCCGCTGAGTCGAGGTGGAACAAATGACCGCCAGAATCTTCAGCCGTTGTGTCATTCGTGTCACTCGAGAAAAACTGCACTTGAGCAATTGCGCATGCGCTGATCTGTATAGTAAAGTGAGAAAATAGGAGGATCACGATGTCCACAACCACGACCACAGCAGCGCCAACAACGACCACGACCACGACCACGACCACGACCGCAGGCGCTATCGATCAGCAGATGCTGCTCATCGAGGGCATGACCTCGCCAGCTAACGACGCTCTTGCGGTCACGCCAAGTGACACTGCACCCGTGACCTACGTCAGCCGCGCACTGTATGTCGGCGGCGCAGGCAATCTATCGGTTACCATGCAGGGCGGCGGCAACGTGACGTTTATCGCTGTGCCTGCTGGCACAGTGCTACCTATCCGCGTGACTCACGTCCGCAGCACATCGACCACCGCAACGTCAATCATCAATCTTTACTAGGAGTATCGGATATGGCAGATATCCCAGCCAGCACACCAATCGTCACACCAGCAGTGCCAGCGCAAACGTACCCGCTATGGGTCGTCGAGTCGCTGTCATTTACCGGTGACGGCATTACATCACCGCTGACGGCGCAGGCATTTTTCCGATGCGCTCGACGCGACGCATCGCAGCCAACCGGCTGGGTACTCGGTGACGAGCACGTCAACTATTACATACCAGACGTGTACGCTGTAGCTGCGACTGACGCAGACGTGGCTAGCACCATCACACAATTGACCGCAACGCTGACACGTCTGGCCACCGCCGCTGGTGTCCTGTGATTAGCCTGAGCATCGGTCTGTCGATTGACAGATCGTTTGTCATAGGCGATGCAGGCCCAATCGATGGCCTGCTCTGGCAGGGTGCCACCGACTTTTTGATATTTAATGGCTCGACAGATTACATTATCTGGCAGTGAGGTAGACAATGCCTAGCAAACGGATTGACGAACTAGACGCGCGAGTAGTGGCTGACGCTGACCTGCTACCCGTCACACCATCAGGTGGGCCATCGGGCAAGGCAACTGTTGCTGCCGTCGTCGCTGAGGGGCTGTCTCAGCCTAACAGCGCAAGTTCTGGGGCTGGGGCAAGCCTATCGATCATTGCGGCTGACGGTGTTACAAGCGGGGCTGGTGGCAGTATCATAATTGAGCCCGGCTTGCAAGCAACTACGGGTGGGAATGGCGGCGTAACCATTAAGCCGAAAACCGGAGCGGCTGAAACTACAAATATCTTTCGAGTTCTTCATAGTAATGGCGCTCCTATTATCAGTGTAAATACAGACTCTTATAATGTCCAAATGGCAAACGGAGCCTTTATATTCCAAGGAGTTGGCAATTTTTTTACCATGCCTGCAACTGGAGAAATAAGAGCTGCTTCATACGGTACGTGGTATGTTACAAATCCAACTATTAGGTTCCCCAGCAATTCACCCAATGTTGCAATTCTTTATGCCAATGTTGGCATTGTTAGAATTAGCAATGGGTCAACAGGTGGTGGGTCATTAGCCTACACATCATCGACACCGACAGCAATTGTAGCAAATCAAAATGACTATGTTCTCACCGGCTCCGCATTCCAACGATTAAACTGCACCACTGCATCAGACATTACCGGCATCGCTCCACCGACTGGCGGGGCTCATGTCGATGGGCGCATGATCAGGCTCGTGTCTGTGGGCACACATACGGTAAGGCTCATGCACAATGACACCGGCAGCACGGCAGCTAACAGAATGTACATGCATAGTGGTACGCATGTTAGCCTGACGGTTAACGAGTGGGCCGATCTGGTTTACGATAGCACGGATAATGGATCGGGTGCTGCGGGGTGGCGTGTCGTTAATTATGCGTAATCAGGAGGTGATCATGTTTCCGACTAATGCTCTCGTGACTCTGCTATCATTTGCCCGTGGCCAAACGCCATGGGGTAAGCCAGTGTTCGACGCCTTAATCGAGGTCGTCGTCTATTTCGGCCAGACATTTGTCCCTGCCGACAATGTCGCTGGCTCTGTGCCAGACGAGACCAGCGACGACGATGCGATTACTGCGATCGAGTCCGTCATCGCTGGCAGCGAGGATGAAGGCCATCCGATTGCGAGCGTCAGCCCGTTTGTCGTGGGAATTATCCTGAAATTTGCGCTTCAAATTCTTTTGAAGAAAATTTCAGGCTGATTTTTTTTGATCAAAAAAAATGCCAAGGGGGGGTCGAAAAACCCCCTAAAATGGGAGGAAGACCGCCATCGCCATATGAACAGGTTTTTGACTGGGATCTATGGATATTTTTGGTAATAGTGGAGATATCACAATGGCCAAGCGTGGCCGCAAGCCAGTCGATCGCACCTCATGGCTACGAGCAGGTGGGCCGCTACCAGATAAGCCACTCGGCTTGTCTAAATTAGAAATGGTGCAATACAAATGGCTAGTCGAGGCGATGGCGCACGTGGGAACGGGCGGGGCATCAGATCTCGCAGCGGTGACGATGGCGGCAAAAATGCTGGCGAGAGCGCAGATCCTGCGCGACCTGATCGATCAGCTACCGAGCCCGATGATCGACCGAGAAAACGGGCCAGCGCTACACCCAGCGTACGCAGAGCTCGGGCGCAGCGAGTCGCGGATCCAGTCGATGCTGATCAGCCTCAACCTGATGCCGCGGACTCGATCGAGCACCCGCCTGCCCGCCGAGCAGCAGGTGACGGCAGCAAGCGTGCCCGACGACAACCCAATCCTCAAACTCCTGGGCAGCTAGCCGCGCGCAACGTCGAGCTGTTTTTCCGCACCTGCTTGACTCACGTCAAAGGAGCGGACGCAGGTCGTCCGCTCTTGCTGGCCGACTGGCAGTATCGAGACATCATCGAGCCATTGTTCGGCACTCTCCGTGCCGATGGCCTGCGCCAATACCGCACCAGCTACATCGAGATACCGCGGAAAAATGGCAAGAGCACGCTCTGCGCAGGCATAGCGCTCTACCTGCTCATGGCCGATGGTGAGAAGGGCGCTGAGATCGTGTCGGCTGCCGCCGACCGTGAGCAGGCATCTATCGTGTTCGACATTGCGAGCAGCATGGTGCAGGCTAGCCCAATGCTTGCATCACGCTGCACTGTGCTGCGCAAAGAGATCGTCACCAAGAACGGTAGCAGATATCGAGCAATCAGCGCCGACGCTCACACCAAGCACGGATTCAACTGCTCGGGCATCATATTTGACGAGCTTCACGCGCAACCCAATAGAGAGCTCTGGGATGTGCTCACGACGAGCGTAGGATCACGCCGCCAGCCGCTCACCGTGGCGATCACGACGGCAGGGCACGATCGCAACTCGCTCTGCTACGAGATGCACCAGCACGCTCGCTCAGTCGCTGATGGGTCGCTGGTCGATCATAGTTTCCTGCCCGTTCTGTATCGAGCGCCAGACGGTGCGTCATGGCGAGATGAGTCTACATGGCGAGCAGCAAATCCCGGCTATGGCGTATCTGTGCTGCCTGATTACATGCACCAAGCAGCTATGGACGCCGCGCAATCACCTGCCCGCGAGCTAGCATTTCGTCGCCTGCATCTTTGCGAGTGGACCGACACGATCACTCGATGGATCGCACCCGAGACATGGGACGCATGCCGCAGCCCTCGACCTGATCTCGATGGTCGA